ATAGAGGAGGCTATCAAAGAGTCTCCTCTGGACTTCTCCATCACCGAAGGCTTACGTACTAAGGAGCGCCAGAAGGTATTGTTCGATTCGGGTAAGAGTCAGACGATGAATAGCCGACATATTACAGGTCATGCTGTAGACATAGCGGTATTCGTAGACGGTGAAATCTCATGGAAAGCTGAACACTTCATCCCCGTGATTAACCATATCAAGGCTATCGCTAAAGGTTTCGATATACCAATCGTATCCGGAGGTGATTGGATATCTTTCAAAGATTATCCACACATCGAGCTACATAGGAGTAAATACATATGATCTTAGAATCATTACTCGGAATCGGCGGTAAGCTGATTGACAAACTAATCCCTGACCCTGCTCAAAAGGCAGAGGCTCAACTGAAGCTGGCACAAATGGCTCAGGATGGGGAATTGGCTAAGATGGCTAACGAGACTGATCTGTATAAGACAGAGCAGAATAACCTTACACAGCGACAACAAGCAGACATGGCTAGTGACTCTTGGCTATCTAAGAACATTCGGCCTATGACTCTTGTGTATATCTTGGTTGCTTACCTTATGTTGGCTATCCTTGATGCCAGTGTTCTTGACATTGCAGATGCTTTTGTCGAGTTACTTGGTCAATGGGGCATGCTCGTTATGTCCTTCTACTTTGGCGGCAGGACACTTGAGAAAATCATGGACATTAAGAACAACAATAAAGGAAAAGAGTGATGGCAGATCCTATTAGTAGTTTTAGTGGGGGGTATGTTATCAGTAAAGGAGCAGCCGCTTTAGCGGGCCTATTCGGAGGACTATCTGTGAGTTTCTTTTGGCAACCTCAACGATTACATCAGCATGGCAGACTGGCAGCAGGCGCTATCATTGGTGGAATCTCTGTATCTGCATCGTTTGCTCTGGGAGGCTTGATTGCTCGATGGGCTGGTCTTAACTTCAGCGATGTGGACGTAGCTCTAGGCTTAGGTTATGCAATCGGTGTGATGTGTGTAGGTGTTATTGCATGGGTGGCTAACTTCTTAGAGAAGCGTGAGAATGATGACATCATGGAAGTGGTGCAGGAAGTACGTGGTAACAAAACAGCAACACCTAAGAAGACTGTACGTAAACCTACCGTAGCTAAGAAAGTAGCGGTAACTAAGAAGGTAGAACAAAAATGAGAGCTATCGACATTTCAACATGGCTGTCAATCATGCTTGTGATTGAGGGGGCTGCTATCTTGTTTGTCGGTTGGTTAAGTGTTTCAGGTCATGTATTACAGTTTCCTAAAATGCTGTCCATCGGTATTCTCCTATTATCCTTTGGTTTGATGGTTCAAGTAATAAGATCACTATATTATCTTGAACATGGTCATTATCCTGTGGATACAGTATTTCCTTTCTGGATATTGAAGGATATAGGGGGTTCTCTCATAATCTATTACTTTACTTTCTGGTATAGTAAAAATAATAACAATAAGCTATAAACAGATAAGGCCCGTTAGAGTTTCCTCTAACGGGCCTTTTTCATTTACTCTACAGTAACTTCCTTAACCTTTGCAGGCTTAGGTGGCTTACTCAATCCAGCCAGATACTTGTAACGCTTAGTCATACGCTTACCTGACTCTTCAGCATCAAACCAGAACTCTTTACCATTCTTCAGCTCATCAAGTTCCTTGTCTGTCAAGAATCCTTTATAGGCTTGGTCAAGGAGTTTGTTGATCTGTCGTGTAGCAAACTCAGTCTGTCCTTTGACATTCGGCACAGTACCGATGGAACCATAATGAGCAGTATGAAGCATGAACTCAGCACTATCAGCAATATAGCACTCAGGAGCCATACAAGCCAACATACTAGCTGCTGAGTACGCAGCACCAATAACCGTAACAGATACATCACCACGACATCCTTTCATTGCTTCAATGATCTGCCAGATACTATCTGTGCGTCCTCCTGAGCTATTCACCAATAGATTAACTGAGTCATTCTCACTGCAAGTAGCCAAGCAGTGAATAACATCACGGTAGTTACGAGGATCTGTAATATCATCATCAATGAACACCAAGTGAGTGTGCATCTGCTGAGTGATAGTACGAATAAGGCCCTTCTGCTCCTGTGGCATCATCAAGAGTTCTTCCAAGTTTTCATTTGCTTTCATTCACCGTCCTCATATTTTACACGTGCAATAATATAGTTCTTAACAAGGGAGCTACGAACAATATCCTCAATGTGGAACTCGATACGAACAAACTCTTTCATCTTTGCAGCAATGTCAAAGAACTTCAACAGTCCACTCTTGTCATCCTTCTTCTTCAGGTCAGTCTGTCGGTAATCGCCGCAGAAAATAATCTTAGATTTATCTCCTACTCGTGTGATTACTGTATCCAATTCTTCAAAGGTAAGGTTCTGTACCTCATCCACGACAATGATGCTGTTAGAGAAGGTGGTGCCTCGAATGAACGAGGTAGACACAAACTCAATATGTCCTTGCTCTACCAGTCGATCCCACGCATCCTTACGCTTGAACAGGTCACTACAGATCTGTCGATAAGGCTGGATATACACCTCCATCTTCTCATCTGCATCTCCGGGCAAGAATCCCATATCACGGCCTTGTACGCTACTCCGGATAATAGTCACCTTGTTAAAGGGATTGTTACGATCCAGAGCTTCTTCCAAGGCCTTATACAAGGCAATGTATGTCTTACCTGTACCTGCTACGCCATGCAATGCCATAAAGTAGTTAGAGGCTTGATATGCCTCAAAGAAGTCCATCTGCTTCTCTGTCTTAGGTTTGATAACTGTCATGTCATCTAGCTTCAGACGTAAGCTGTTACTTGCCTTCTCACGAGGAGTCAGTTCTTTAGCTGGAATAGCTCGGTTCATTGGTTTACTTGCCATTAATACTTCCTTTAGGCTTTGTTGATAAATACTACGTGAGGCATCTGACGCACCTGTGGGAACTCTTTAAGGAACTCCTCACGAGTAATGTCTTTACCTACCATAATCTCTGTAAAGGACTCGCCCTCGCGAGTGAGCCTTTGTTTCAGAGCCGTACACGCAGGGCAGTTCTCCTTGCTGTAGACTACAGTCTTCATTCAATCTCCTTAGTTAAGCATGACAAGCGACACATTCACCAGAGCTGGCACTAACACCTGCCTTGGTACGAATGTAATACAGACTCAAGATATTCTTATCCTTAAACGCTGCCTTGTGAACAGCACTGATATGTTCTTCTGGATCGTCAGCACCAAAGAACAGATTAATAGACTGACCTTGACAGATATACCGTTGACGGGCAGAAGCCTGCTCAAGGATAACATAAGGATCAATCTCAAACGCTGTCAAGAATACTTTCTTTTCTTCCTCAGTCATCCACGGAACATGTTGGACAGAACCATCATGACTTGCAATCTCAAGCAATGTCTCACGGCTATACACACCTTCACGCTTCATGATCTCCAGCAGCTCAGGAACTACTCGGATGGTTTCTCCTCCTGCTCCTTGCTGGACAAACACATTTCCAATAAAAGGCTCAATACCTTGTGATACTCCGCCCATGAGCTGGCTTGTTGACATGGTGGGAGCGACAGCAAGACGGTGTGTATTTCGGACTCCATATCCTTTGCAATACTCCGGTTCTCCAAGCTTGTCCGCCAAATATCGCGAAGCTGACCCGGACTGACGGTTGAGTTCATTAAAGATCTCCACATTAAGTTTCTGAGCTTGGAAGCTCTCAAAAGGCAGCTTACGCTTATGCAGCAGTGAGTGCCAGCCAAGAACACCAAGACCTAGCGCACGACTCTTTTCAGTACTCGCCACTGCCTTTTCAAAGCCTCTTTTGCCAGCAGCCATCGACAAGAACTCACTAGTAACACAATCAAGAAATACTGTCGCAGTAAATACAGCATCCGTGTCTTTCCACTCATCATACTTCTCCAAGTTCATACTAGCCAAGATACAAGTGAATGTCTCTTCCTCACCGCTGTGTAGCATGATCTCTGTACACAGGTTAGAAGCTTTAACATCCAAGCCATGAGCTTTGTACATCTCAGGACGGGCTTCAGCAACCTTATCGGTAAACAAGAAGTAACCCTTACCTGTCAACATCTTCAGCTTCAAAGCCTTCTGGTAACGCTCAATCGCTTCAGGGTGTCCACTGTCCAAGGACTCCATGAACTCAGCACTTACAGTCCAGCCTACGTTAGCATCATCAGGGTTATTCTTCACCCAATCAGCTAACTCGTGAAAGTCAGGATGATCAATAGGAAGATAACCAGCCCAAGCGCCTCTACGAGCAACGCCTTGGGTCACTCGCTTCATAGCATCTACATAGGTTTGAAAGACTGGTAACACCCCCGAAGCTGTGCCTCCAGTCCCGATTTGAGAACCCCGTGGTCGAATGTCCCCCAGATAACCACTAGTGCCAAAGCCATTCTTAGTAAGAACAGCGGTATCAAGTAACTCACCATAGAAGTCAGCAACAGAATCACCAATGTACTGACCACTACAAGCCACAGGCATACCTTTATTGGTGCCAAGATTAGCCAGCGTAGGCGTTGAAGGACTAAGCCAGCCGTTCCAAATAACTTCATAAAACTTACCTTTCCAATCTACCCCGTCATTAGGAGCGTGTTTAGCTGCTGTCTCAGCGATCTGTTCCACACGATTCTTAAACGAGACTGAGCCATCCATATATTTTGATTTGAATAAACCCCATCCCCCGGTATTGTACCAAGTAGGCAAGCAGCCTTGCTGTTGGAGTCGTTTACGCTCTGCGCTCAGGAATTCATACTTATTGTCCAACACTGGTGTACTTACCATACAAAACCTTTTTCGTTCCATTTACGATTATATTGATTGCCTACACGACTAAAAAAGTCATGGATGGTGCTGGAGCTGATGCCCAAGTAAAACCACTCAGAGATTGTATCACCAGTTTCCTCAAAAATACTGTCAAAGCCCAGATTGTTCAAGCAAATGTTAGCTCGTGCATTGACGAAGGCTTTCATAGCTGTAGCGTTTATACCTTCAATGTCTCCGTGAGAGAACAGTAGGTCAACGATACGATGCTCATGCTCAACCAACGCCTTAGCAGCTTGCTCAACTCGTGCCTTCATCCATGTCTTATCCAGCTTGTTCTCTTCCATGTACGTACGGAACAGCCAAGCACCTGCTTCGTGGTGGATATTCTCATCTCGCACAGAGAAGTTGATACCCGCCACAAGGTTACTCAGTTTGTTCTTACCATTACTCTGGAAGTGCTTCAGGAAAGCAAAGCTAGAGTAAAGGATACAGCCTTCCATCATTGAGAAGACAGCCAAGGAAAGGGGAATATCACGACTACCAGCAATAGCATCCAAGTACCCGACACGGCTAGCCAATACAGGATCATACTGCCAAGATTGATGGAACTCTTCAGTAGCCAGCCCCAATAGTTCATTAATCCGGTTATAAAATCGTGCATGGACATTACTTTCAAAGTAGCAGAAGGCATCTGCCATCAGGCCAATATCAGGATGCTGAAAGTTAGGTTTAACAGTACCAGCCCAATACTCATCACCCACAATACGTTCGTACTTGGTAAAGAGCTTGAGTGAAGTAGTAACACCATGACGTTCAGCAGGAGTAAAGTCGGTAAGAATGCTGTGTACATCTTTTTCCAAATCAATCTCGTCAAATGTCCAGAACACACCATTCTGTTTATCTGCAAAGGCCAAAGCCTCTGGATAGTCGAAGGTGTACGTAGTCTTCTTCGTTAGAAGGTTTCTCATTCAATCTCCCGCATAAGTTTATCCTGTTGTTCTTCAATGTAGTCTTCAAAGCGATCTACGATGTCATCACTGCGGATCTCTAATAGTTCTAGCAGTGTGACCTCATCGACACGTTGAAGCTTCTCTTTAAGCTCTTCAAACGTGATGTTCATCGCAAACTTCAATCATTTTGTCAAGATACCATCGAGCTTTCTTCAAGTCCTCAACACCATTCTTGTCCATGAATCGCATCAAGTACTGCATAAGTTGAACATAGTCAGGCGCAAACAGAGGGTTGTAAACAAATTCCCCTTTACCTGTTTTCTTATCTAACTTAGCTACCAGCTTTTCAATGACATCACGAACCTCGATACCTTCTTCCTCAAACAACATATAGTGTTTAGGTTTCTCCACTGTATCGTACCAGAAGTCTTCTGAAGTTACACCATTCACGTTCTTAAACCAATCATCAATAGCTTCTTTAAGAGGCTTGGAAGAATGATCTGTTGCATACACTGTTCCACTTACAAAGTTAGAGTAGCCTCGACAGGTAACACAAGGAGCCTCTGACTCTTTGTCCATTAGTGCATAGAAGCACTGATCACATTTGCTTACCATATTTACGCTCCAAGTATTCTATAGACAACAGCATTTCATCAAAGCTACCATCTTTCACATCATTTAAGACAACCAAGCCACGCCAGTGACGGTTTGATAGTTTGTCCATGTACGACTCATCATGTAGATAGTAACTACCAGCGATGATACCGCAAATAGGTTTCCCATCAGCACGTTTACCATAGGCAATCTGTTTTCCTTGCTGATGACCAGCCACGACAGACATATGAAGCTTATTGACCAGAGCACTAGCGGTTCCTGCTGGACGCCCCATAGCACCGACAGGCCAATAGTGATTAAAACCAACACCATTGATAAAGACAGGATGGAGGAAGCTATGGACTTCCCAATCCTTGTCATAAGCGAGATCTTTAACACTGATCAATCCTTCAAGTGTAGGGTTATTGTTCACAGCTCGATCAATACGATTCTCATGGTTACCTAGAGTCAGCACCATACGAGGCTTGTAAACCTTCTCTTTGTTCTTCTTCTGCTTACTCTGAAGGTCACGCAAGGGCTGTAGAAGCTTCTTCATAGCCTCCTTAACAACCTCTACATCCTTCTTGTAGCGAAGACCTTCAAAGTACTTAGAACCCTTCACATCGTGTGTCGACAGTGAAGGCATATCTGCAAAGTCACCAATGTTGACTACAACATCTGGTCGATACTCACAGATAGCCTTCCCTGCCCACTCAAGATGCTCCAAAGGAACTCCTTCTTTGACCTGAGCGTCAGGGATGACTAAAATCCTCATCAGTCTTCATCCTTAGTGAAGTACTCACCCGTCCAAGGGTCAAGATAGTCATGGTGATTATCATACATCGTACTCAACCACTTAGGCTCTTCCAATCGTACTTGATTCTTAATGTCATAGCCAAACACTGACTCTAAGAACTTTACATAGCCGTCCATGCACTCATGCCACGTAACTCCGGGTGTCTCAATGATTTTCGTATACGCCTTGCCATTACAATCAACGTAAGAGAACCCAAACACTTGCATAATCTCTTCTTTATCGTTCATCGCCAGATCCTTTCAAAGTATTGTTCACTTGTCGCTGTGCAAGCTTCTTCAAGTTCTGACTTGCAATGTCAGCCAAGCTCCACCCCATCACTGTAGACAGGCCAGCGATCTGCCAGAACACATCACCAATTTCCTTTTGCATACCTGCTTCATCCAAGACACCATCTCGAATCCACTTGGCATACTTACCTGCCACTTCTCCAGCTTCAGAGGTAAGGTTAGATACCATGTAAGCAGGGTTCTTAGCTGTCTCTAGCGCAGTCTTAAACGCCAGCTCTTGATACTCTTCAATCAACATGCAGGGTTACCCCATTCTGTTACAACAAACTTCAAGGAAATATACTTTGTAGTATCTCCGGGGTGCATATATCGAGTCACTTCAAAGCCACCAGAGCCTGTCATGAACTCAGGACTCGGATCAGCATTGTAGGCAATCTCCAATAAGTATCGAGCCATACGCCGAATCTCTCCGATAGACACTTCTTTATCAGGACTATCCCAATAATGCCATTCCAAGAAATCCATAACTTTCTTGACCTTATCAAAGTCAAACTCATCCAGCAAGTCTTCAACCTGTTCAATACGCATTATTCAACTCCTGTGCATAAAACAATTCTTTAACAGCAGGGAACTGCTCACAAACGATCAGCTTAACCTGCTCCGCTACCTCACGATGTTCCTTCTGCGTAGCCTTGTCACAGCGAATATCCACATAGTGAAGCCAACTACGCAGATTACCTGCCATGTACATACGACTCATTGTCAAGCCTTCAGGCAACAGCTTACGAGCTTGCTCCTTAGCCACCCCTTTAGCCAATGCCATGTTGTACATCAACTCAGCATCATCACGCACACGCTTTTGAGCTTGAAACCACCAGTGGTGCATATCAGAGTCTCCTACCTCAATGCTGTTCTGTCGATTACGGACATCCTGTAAACGTACCTCAGACAGTTCAAAGCCTTGTACAGCAGCATATCGCTGAGAGAACTCTTGGAAGCTAAAGCTACGGTGACGCAAGACCTGACGAGCAATATCCCGAGTAGTCTCAATCTCCAAGGACAAGTGTACCATCTCCAGAGGGGACCAGTGTTTGTTCTTAATCAGATACTTCAGTAACTTAGGCCCGGACTCAGTGGCATATTGGTTGTCTGGATTAGAGACACGAGCCATGTACGCAAGAAGATCTTGAGCATCTTTGATACCTTTCTCAACAAGTCCCGGTGCAGGGACGGAATAACAAACCAATGATACTTTACTCAACTTCAATCCTTTCATTGTCCAGCAAACGAGTATAGATAAACTTCCACATACCTCTTTTAATAAGATAGTCTTGTTCTTCTTTAGTAAACGTATAAATTACTGTCCGTGTTTCTACTACGTTAACCCTCATCTGTCATTACTCCTAAGATTAGGTTGATACCTTGAATAAGCTGCATCTGTTCAAACTGATTAAGCTTACTCCATGCCTTAGCATTTGGGAAGTGCTTACGTGCAGCTTCGTAGAATCTTTCTACATCACTCATTTAACCACTCCTCAGGGATAGTCTTATCAGCGAACTTATAGCCGTTCTTCCTGCACCACATAGCGTAGGTTGTCTTAGATGCCTTACTAATACGTGCATTAGAATTGCTGAACACAAATCTAATGTCCACATCTGGATTATGTTTCTTCACCATCATGTGCTTCATGCGATCAGCTAACAGGAATCTACCTTTAGTCTCAACGATGATGCCATTAGGGAGAACAAAGTCAGGTGTGTATACATGCTCAGAAGCAGGTCGAATGTACTTCAACTTAAGCTTCTCATACGTGTATTCAACACCTAACTGATCCAGTTGTTCAGCTACTCTTTCTTCGAGTCCGCTGCGCCAGCCATGCTTAATTGCAACTTGCTTGGAACTTGCCATATTTGTCCTTCATAACGTCTTAACCATAGAAGTTGACCCTGTTCTGTAAAGTAATCCATCGTATGACCCAGTTCTTCATACTTCTTCCACGCACAACGTAAGAGATCTTCTTTCGTCTTTGCGTCTTGGAGAGCTTTTTCAGCCTTTTTAGGGCCAATTCCCGCCAAGCACGGGATATTGTCAGTCCTATCTCCAGTGAGAAGTTGCGTTGCAAACGACTTGTACGCTGTAAACTCATCGACATAGTATCTCTCATCCTTTACAGGGTTATAGTGCCATCCTTGAAGCTGATCCAAGTCCTTATCCACCGCCACGATCCAACACTCATCCAAGAGCTTAGTGGAGTCAATGGCTACGGTATCATCAGCTTCTTCACCAACCGTCAGAATAGCACCGTGACGCTTGACTAAGTGCTCCCGCAGGGCATTGTAGTGCTTAGGCTTCACAGCATCCTTACGGTTGCCTTTGTAGGGGACTGTCTTGGCAATGTCATAACGGTAGTTAGTTTTACCTGTGATCCAAGCTAGATAATGATCAGCCTTGAGTTTCACGTAGATAAAGTCTTCTAACCACTCCGTTAATCGTGCCTTAGCGATACCAACTGGCTCATCCTCCGTACTGAAGCCAATACGGTAGACAAGAAAGTCAGCATCAATTAGTGCAATCTTAGGTTCCTTATCGGCGCTTGCTGAAGAAGACACCAAGAATACCCAGAGCTACAACTGCCATGATTAACCCTCCGTAGATAGGAAGCAACACAAGCCACCATGACCAAGCAACTACTTCAGTTAGTTTCAATACAATGAACACTAGTCCTAAAATACCAAAGAATCCTATTTGCATTTAAGCCTCCTTACAGGATGTCTGAGTCATCTTCGCCTTCAGCGTCACCGCCATAGACAACCAAGTCAGTCACGATGATCTTACCGATGGACGGAGCAGCGCCGAACTTAGCTGACATCTTGTGGCGATAGGAGCCAACCAGAGCAGTGATCTTAGTACCATTACCGATCTTGCTGATGTCGATGGCGTTGCCTTCAGCGTCCATGGGTTCGAACACAAACTTACTCTTACCCACAATGTAGTTACCCATTGTGTCCTTGTTCTTGATCACAATACCCAAGCCTTTGAGAGCTTCACAAGCCTTGTCAGAGAGCATACCGATGGTGCACTCATACTTTTCATTTTCGGTGTTAAAACGAGTATTAAACTCTTTCATCCAATTTGCCCAAAACAACTGACCCGCGATTTTGACTGGTTTGTTATCCATTTTAAATTTCCTTATCTAGTTTGTTAATATACTCAATTGCTTTCAGCATGAGTTCTGTAGAATCCTTAAACTTACCCAATGCAGTGTTGCATGAGGAACATAAAAGGCCTCTAACTTTTCCGGTACTGTGACAATGGTCAACATGAAAGTGAACATTCCCGTTTCCCTTTGGCTCCGAGCAACTACAGATAGCACACTTATGGTCTTGCTTCTCTAGCTGTTCAAAGTACCATTCCTTTGTAACGCCGTATTTATCGTAAAGATGCTTATAGCGTATCCTGTCTCTGTTATTTTTATTGTATTCTTTTGCCCACTTTGCCTGCCGATCTCTAACAGAAACACGGTAGTCTTGTAAGCAAGACGTACAAGTATTAGCTTTTAGATCAGGAGCTTTAGTTTGCCTTGTAAAGAAATCAAATGATTTTCGTACTCCGCACACTTTACAAACTTTAGTAAGTGTCTTGATGTCGTGTTCAAGTTCTTCTTCAGTTCTGTGTTTAGCCTTTCCTCTCATTTGATCTCCTTAATGTTGTTGGTACGAGAGATGGGATTCGAACCCACACTGTAGTGATTTTAAATCACTTGCCTCCTACCTATTGGGCTACTCTCGCTTGTCTATTATTGTAACCGCACTTTAACGTCCTGTCAAGCACTGTTACAATTATTTATCAGATCAGTGAGTCTGTCTCCAGTTAGCCCCGATCTTGTATTCACCATCCAAAGGACAGCGAAGTTTATAGTGTTCTCCTGCCTCAATTATACTCTGTTTAAAGGCTTTACCTACCTCTTCAGCAATATCTTTAGGGCATTCTAGCTGTGCCTCATCGTGGACATTGGCGACATACTTCACAGGCCAGTTATTAGCCCTTCGTTTGTTGTCAAAGATCACGAGAGCCTTCTTCATCACGATTGCTCCAGCACCTTGGAGGAGCGAATTGAGGGCAGCGTGTTCTGAGCGAACCCAAATACGTCTCCCATCAAGTCCGGGAACCCATCCTTTTGCTGCCTGCTTTCCGACTCTTTCGATGAGCTTTGCAAGTGCTGGTGTTTGCTGGAGGAACTTTCGTTTAAGTCGTTCACCATCTTTAGCACTTCCTCCAACAATGGTTCCAATCTTAGCATCTCCAGCTCCGTATAAGAAGGCATAAATAAATGTCTTTGCTGAATCTCTTGTAGTAAGTCCCGCAGCTCTTTGGTTGACCGTATGTACATCCGTACCAAGCTTTGAGCTTCCTTCTGTAACAGTTCTGACATAATCATTATCCTTCATATAGTGAGCCAACATACGAAGCTCCAGCCCTGAAGCATCGCAACCTACCAACACATTACCTTCTTCAACAGTCCAGCACTCACGGCACTCAGGGCCATAGATGCTTCCTGCATTGGGGATCTGAGCCATGTTAGGACTAGAGTGAGTCATTCTGCCGGTTACCGCGCCGTTGGTTATAACTTTTCCATGTACTCTACCATCCTTACCAACAGCTTCCATCCAAGACTCAATCTGACTGATACGTTTATTCAGCATCAGATACTCAGCAATGACCTGAGCCTCTGGTATCTTGATGCCTGCTAACACAGTCTCGTCAATCTTAGGAATACCTGTCTCGGTAAACTCCTTAGGTTTCCACCCGAGTTCCTTTAATCGTTCCCCAATCTGTTGTCTACTTCCGGGGTTGAAAGTAACCACGCTGTCCTTGAGTCTCTTTCCAGTTTTGTCAGAGTATCGTTCAACTGTGACCGGAGGCCATCGTGATTGCATTCGCTCATATATTTCAGCCACTCTTGACTTGATGTCAGTAAGTAAGCAGGTTGCATAGATTTGGTCAATTTTAAACCCATTCCTTTCCTGTTGAGCAATGATAGCTGCGACACTGTTTTCAAGTTCCAGTGACTCCAGACTAAACTGTTTCTCATTAAAGTCACTGACTAGTTTGAGATACAGTTTAGCAGTTACCTCTACATCACGTACGCAATAGTCATCAAGAAGCCCGTGATGAGGAAGATCGAAACATTCACCAGAATACGCTTGAGGACGATCCATAAGCCATGTCCATACTTTCGCATAGTCAATCTTGTGAAAGCCTAGAGTCTGTCCCCATGCTTCGAGGCTGTGTCCGTTCTCTCGTGAGGGATCGAGTAGCCTGCTTACTATCAACGTATCGTACACTTGATTCAAACGAATCTTCGTCTTCCATAAGCGATTCAATACAGGTGCATCGAAACTTATGCCGTTGTGCATGACTATCAACGACACGTCCTTTAAATACTCCCGCAGGTTGTCGGCTTGTTTCCATAACTTTACTTCTCCAGTGTCAATGTTCTTCGTCACTACCACATGAATCTTGTCGTGTGCTAGGTTTGTCTCGCAATCTAATACGATTCGCATAGTATTCACCATCAGTTTCTAGTGGGTCAAAATAGTCACATCCTTCTTTGCCACGAGGAGAGGTCATGAAGTAACTCTGCCTCATGCTAGGCTTTGCCTGTGCTCGGTAGCAATCATCAAACTGAGGACAGGAATAGTCATTACACATACAAATGTCTGGCATGATCTTTTTCCTCATTTAAGGTTAAGCCAAAGGCCAATCTGAGCAAAGGCATAACCTGACCAGATCATCCCGTTAGAGATTTCTCCCTTGCTCCATTGTAGCACGCCTACGATCAGGTAGCCAACACCTGTTGCTCCTACGATCAACTGCTCTGCGTTAATCATTCTCATCTTCCTTCAAAGGTTCTTCTTTCAAAGGCTTACCAATAGGTTCTTCCTTGCTTTTAGACTTATCCCTTCCGAAGATAGCATCCCATCGGTTTGCGTAGTCCTCATCACTCACTTGTTTAGGGCGGCTACCTGAGCCTTTGCCTGCTTCATGGTACTTAGTCATTGTTCGCAAACTCCTTATGATTTTCCTTTCGGAAAGCTGCTACTTCTTTTTCAGATTCTTCTAGTGTTGTAAAAGACCCTAAATGATAGCGTTTTCCGTTTACCTTACACACAGCATAGTATCTATTATTTTTTAATACTACACCTCGTCGTCCTGTTTTACTTTTAATGTTGTTCTTACGGTTCCACTGATTTTGATTTTTGTTGGCTGCTCTCAAATTTTCAATTCTGTTATCAGCAACATTTCCATTGATATGGTCAACAATCTCAGGCAAATGCCCATAATGATACAAAAAGATAGCCCTGTGTGTCCGAAGATAGTAGTTCTTTCCGGATACTTTAATTGTAAGTTTTCCATATCCGTTTTTATCTTCATAGATTCCTACTTTTGTAGCTCCTTTAAACAAGAAACCATCCATGTACGTGAATCGCTCACGCAACAACTCTTTCGTAATAACGCCATGCCATGCTGTCATACTAAATCTCTTTCTTTCTTGGCAATTAAAGCACACCTATAAGCTGCATCAGAAGCATCTGTGTTGCCTTCTTGGTGTAGCTTTTCTTCTAGTTCATACATTTCTTTTGCAATACTATTCCTCATAGCTTGCTCAATAAAGTATATAAAGTTCTCTGCTTCAGCGGTAAGTTTAAACTGTTTACGTTCAGCCAAAGCAACAAGCTGTGATCTCTTCATAAAACTTCCTCCATTACCTCAACCATACGTCCTGTATAGCCATTGTATTGTAACTTACAAGCAGGGCCAGTTTCCCCGTTGTACCGATTCTTTGCCACTGCAATCTTTGTCAAGTGACGTTCATCCTCGTTCTCAGCCATGCTATTACGCTCCAACGTGATCACTGCATCGCTCAGTTGTGCAATGGCTCCAGAGCCTCGCAACTGTGACAATGACACACTACCGCCATCCTCATGGCCTTGGTTGCCTTGTGGTCGTTTAAGGTGACTCACGCAGATCAAGGTGATGTTTAGCTCCTGCACCAGTGTGCGTAGCTTTGTCATCATTGAATCGATGGCCTTGCGTTCATCACCATTGTCCTGCCCCGAGATAACGATCGATAAGTGATCCAAGAAGATAACACGACAATCACAGGCTTTAGCCATATACCGAATTCGGTTAGCTATGTTATCAACATCACTACTGCCGAAATGGTCAAACAAATAGATACGGTTAGTGCCCAGTGTAGCATCAAACGCCTCCTTCAATTCCTGTTCAGTTGTTGGCGTATCAGGCAAATGCAACAGCTTGTTAGCGTGCAATGACATGATACTTCGTGCTGTCTTACGGGTAGATTCCTCAAGGAACAATCCACCAATGTTCCAGCTCGTTGTCTTCAGCAGATTATACAGGATCTCACGCAAGAATTGACTCTTACCCAAACCACTGCCTGCGGTAACTGTAATCAACTCAGCAGGTCGAATTCCATACAACAGCTTATTGAGTCCTGCCCAAGGATACTGAGCCTCCGCCACAGGCTCTGGCTTGGAGATTTCCTCCCAGAGATCAGCGGCGTTAACAATACCATCAGGCACATAAGGACTGGCTTTCCACCATTCATTAACAAAGTCCTTGGTAGCTCCTGCAATCAGGTAGTCACAAGCATCCTTGTGTCCGCTCTTGTGTTGCATGATCTTGGCCTTGTTACCGAACAACTCAGCAACTTCCTTAGCAGCCTTCTTCCCCGGCTCATCGGCATCAAAGCAGATAACCACAGAGTCAAAGCTGTTTAACCACTCATACTGGGCTTTACAGTCCTTCAGAGCAGCCTGAGCACCGTTACGGATACTCACTGTAGGGTAGAGAGACCCTTGCATCTGGAAAGCTGCGAGAGCGTCAAGCTCTCCCTCTGTGATGGTGATAGCTTTTCCTCCAGAGTGAAAGAGAGACTGACCGAATAGTGTTGCTCCCTTGAAGTCTCCTGAGATGGTGAATGTCTTTGTAGAAACAGTGCGTTGTTTAACAGCCGTTCTAACTCCGTCTCCGTCAGTGTAAGGATAATACTGTTTGTCTCCATCGGTTGTTACTCCAAACTTTTCACAGGTTGCTTGACTGATTCCCCGATCAGGGATTGATTTAACGAGTCCCGGTGTACTAATGTCCATCTTTGTTACTTTCTTGGGAGCCATAGCGTCCCTCATTACCGTTCGTTCATCGTAAGCACCTTCGTGCTCTGTTACACCACAATTAAAGCAGTGTGTATGCCCGTCGTCATAGAGACTGTTCGCGTCAGAGCTACCACAGTGCTCACAAGCGCAGTGTCTCAAGAACTTTGAGGTCATCTTACGTTCCTTTCAGTCACAATTCTTTTCATTCAACAGGGCATCCAGTTTGTCAATCGTGATCTGTTGCGCCCGCACCAGTGCGCTCAGGCGTTGGATTTCTTCTGCGGGTGGGAGCAAATCATCACACACCTTTGCACAGGCCTCACGCCCTACGCTCCGCTCATCAGCACGAACAAGGGCTTCAAACTGCTTTAGTCGCTCAAGCTGCGCTTCAGTCCATTCTGTGTGTGCGCCGTAAACCTCACGGGCCATGTCTATGGTGTCTCTCATACTTTCTCCTCAATAGTCATCATGATAAATCTGATCCTCAATCAAGTCCCATGATCCCTTGATCTGAGTGTCCAAGTAGGCTAGATCGTTCTGGTCAAGTGTGTCAATGATGTCAACACCTTTATACCATACGTTCAAGGTTTCAAAGTCCACGTAAGGATCACCATCATCACTCAGTAGGTCAAAACCTACAGTGACTTTAGCGTTTTCGCCTAAGTTCAAGACAAGACTAAATCTAGTAGTCATTTAAGCACCACCTTTAACAGTGTTAAGACACCCACAAACAGTGAGACAATCATTCTACATCCTTTTGCATTCGATTCACAGCACACATGACATCAAACATAACCTTATCATAGCCGTTGGCACGAATAAGACTAGCCATGTCATCAATCACAGAGTGATACCAGCACTCAAAGCGCATAAGTTCTTGCTCTTGTGAATCAAATTCTTCAATCATGGTTATAGACAAATCATTCATTTTAACATCCGTTTATGTAAGTTAAACACATATAGACACTCTTATATAGTACTTTAAAGTACTACCATGTTACATCTATGCTCTTACGTTAATGTTATAAGTACTTAGTTAAGTATATACTTATAGTATTTAACTTCTAAGCATAGAAGAAATGTCCTAGTGTCTATATAGTATTATTATACGCACATCTCAATCCTTGTCAAGGTTTAAAGTGTAACAATCTGTAACATCATCAATGTCTACCCTGTTGTCTTCGATGTCCTCGAACGGGTCAGACTCGATCACGACACCCGTGGGGAGCTTCGTTGGCAATCCCGGAATCTCACGTAGACATCCATCGCACAAGTCCAGAAACTCATTGGTGATGGCATGACGGCGTACAGATTCATGTTCCCTCAGGTTTTTATCACAACAGATACAGCGCATTATTAACTCCTTTGGCTATGTAGCCCTTAGTTGATTGATTTGAGGCCGTTGTAGGCCCGTTTAGAGGCCTTCTCAGGCCTTCCGTGACGGTAGGATTAGCTCAATAAGCCAGCGAAGCGTACAGCGAATCAATGTATCCCCCGATCAAGTATGCACAAAGCACCAGTAACAGCACCAGCCAATGGTTCAGCTTCATTCTGTGACTCCAAAGTTAAAAGCTATTAGTTGACAGAACAAGCGATACTGTTCTAAATGCTCTTTGTTGTCCTTGTGTGTCTCCTCAATAGCCTTTGAAAACTCTTTTACAGTACCGCTAAAGCACCCACAATTTACACGGATACCAATTTTAGAATCTTTGTGAGCAGTTGTAAACCGTCCAGAGGACTTCGCTGGCCCTACCACTAAGTAATCCGCTGTTTTCTCAATTAAACCGTTACCGGACACCAGTGCATTACCGAACACCCATGCATCACCGGACACCCTTGCATTACCGGACACCCGTGCATTACCGAACACCTGTGCATCACCTAAAATGTGTTTTCCTTTAACGTTTTTCTTGAAAGTAGTCATCTCTGTTCCTTTAAATGTTTATTTCCCATTCTCATACTCCAATCTAGCCATGTCCTCGATGTCAAGGATGATCTGATAGTCTACAATGTCCCTCATGTCAGGAGGGTTATCGTCTTGATAACCTCCCAGATAAAGGTCAGTGCATCGAACGATCAAGGGCAATGATTCGATGGATTGTATCTCACAGAGACCATGCCATTCACAGCCCCTCAGTTTGTAGATGAATTGTTTGATCTTAGTCACAATGGTGCCTCCTCATGGTTAGAAGGGTTAAATTTGGGACGGTTGTGTCCAGTGTCCAAGGGATTAGGGAAGGCAGGGAAGGGCCACATGGTCAGCTTTTCCATTGTTTAACCTCATATTCTATCACTTCGGTTTCAATCACTCCAACACCCTCTACTGAATAGTCCATATTTTCGACAAGAACTTCAGCGTCAGTGTCATCGGTGACAGTCACTTTTATCGTCAAATAGATAGTTTTCATAATTTAATCCTCTACAGGTGAGACAGTGGTGCAGTGAGCACCGTGTAGCTCTATGAACTCTTCAGCGTGTTTAATCGCTGTTTTGAACGTCCACGAACTTCGGTTACGATATTCAAGCAATGACCTATTGCCTTCGGTGTCGGTGATCCACACATGATACATTTGAGACATCATTTAACCCTCTTGATTGTAAACAATTCGAGACACTCACCCTTAACCCATCGGTCAGGGACAATCTCGCCCGTATCAGGGTCGTAATAGGCCATTTCAGGCCCGTAGTTGTTGCAATCGTACCAGTGCTGGCAGATAGCACGTTCTGAGGCACTGAATGCCACTATACCGGTGGATCTGAATTGGACTTCGTATCTCATATTTGATCCTCTTGGGAATGGTTCAAAATTTTCAGAATAGCGCAGACTGCCTCAAATAATTCCTTGCGCTTGTTCATTAC